GTCTATATGTTTGATGAAAAGAAGCTAAGAGAGGATTAAAGGGATGAAAATTCTTGATCCAGCATGTGGTTCAAAGATGTTTTGGTTTGATAAGCATGAGCCACATACTACTTACACAGATATACGTGATGAAATCCTTACTGCTAAGGATCGTAAATACACTAGGAAAATAGAAATCCAACCGGATCTTGTTGCTGACTTTACTAAGTTGCCATTTCGGGATATGGAATTTCATTTAATTGTTTTTGATCCGCCACATCTCAATGTAGCTGGCAAAAATAGCTGGTTAGCGAAAAAATACGGCAGGCTAGATAAAGACAACTGGCAAGATGAATTGAGAGCAGGCTTCAAAGAATTGTGGTGTGTTCTTGCACTAGATGGGGTACTTCTTGTTAAGTGGTCAGATAACCAGATCCCTTTTAAAGACGTTTTGAAACTTGTTGGCCACGATCCAATTTTAGGGGACAAGCGAGGGCATACAAGATGGTTTGTATTCATTAAACCTAATGACACTTATACATCAATGTCTAGTGTACTAAGTGATAAAGAGCTGAAAGAGCGGGGGATAAGCCATGATTGATGTAATCAAAGTCCTGCTGGTCATGTTCATCGTCACCGCGATGGTGTGGCTGGCGGCATATACGGTATTGACTGCGGTCAACGTTTTAAAAGATTGGTGGCGTAGCAAATGAAGCAAGAAGATGAAAGTAAACTTGGAAAGGTTAATGAACTTTTGGGTGAGGTCTATGGGCTATGTTTTGGGAAGATCACTAATGCTGAGTACGAAGTTACGAATAGCTATACGCGTGCTGGAAAAATTATTTTATTCGTTGATTCTGTTAAAAGCCGACCAATGACTTTGGATCGAGCATTTGAAGCACTGCGCAGGAATTTGCAAGCAATTAAAAATAACGTTACTTGTACTAAAAATGGAGCAAACATAGCTATTTTTTACAGTGACACGAGGATAGCAACGATTATAGAAGCTTTTGATACTAAAAGTAATGAAAAAACTCTGGCTGTTGATTTGGAAAAAGAAATTCTATCAGCTGATATCGTTGCCAAAATTGTAAATGCTATCAGTTCGTATAAAGAACTGTGGTTACAAGCAAAGGAGGACAAAAATGGCAGACAAAAGAGTGATGAAGCGTAAAGAAGGCTGCTATCTTTGTGGGACGTTGAACGCTTATCACAATGGACCTGGTTTAAGTCCAACAAGAAATTTTTCAAGAATAAAAAGGCCTCATATCGGTCTTAATGAATTTGATGGCAAGTGGTATTTGATAGCTGATGGGGTACCTTATCCAGTAAAGCATTTAATTGCGGGCGAAAGCTTGATGAAAACACCAAATTTACAGTTACGGATGGACTGCAATATTTTTAGGAGGTTTAGAAATGAACGATAAAGAAAAGAAACTAACAGAAGCACTAAAAGAGTATTTTGGCAGGGATGTTGGCGATGTTGAGGGTGAGCCTAACTTCATGGATTATTCTACGAAATTACCGGGTTTGGTGCATCCTATAAAGCGTATCGTGATCACTACGGTACCTTACAAACCAACTTTTGAAGAAAGACGTAAAGAGTTGGTTGACCAGCTAGATAAGGATTTGAAAGAAATTGATGGCGACTTTAATGTGAAAATTAAAGGGGATAGGATTTACATTTATCTTTGTGCAGTTCGCTTATATGAATTATATGGCGAGGATAACATGGCTATTTATAGCGTTTATTTAAAAGTGGAGAAAATGGCCAAGGCTATGGAGGCTATTTCAGGCTTTTCATGGAATTTGAGGCAACTAAAGGAGCAATAAAAAAATGACTAGTGAATCAGTAACTTACTTAAAAAATATCTTAGCTGTCCAAAATATTAGCGGTCTTATTACTTCTGAGGGCTATGACTTAATCGATCAAGAAAAGTTAGTAACTAATCACAATCAGGCTAAGATTTTAGCTCGATTGGTTAAAGAGGTAGGTACTAATAATTACAACGCCGGTTACGCTGAGGGGAGAGCTGAACAAGCGTTTGAAGACGGTAAAAAAATGGCTGAGTTTATGAAAGGAGCGTCACAAGGTGAATGACTTAGTAATCATGAAAAGCCAGAAGGCTTTGACAACTAGCTTGAAAGTAGCTGCTACTTTTAGTAAAGAGCATAAAAATGTGCTTCAAAGTATTAGAAATCTCACTGCTGAAAATTCAGCAGTGAAAAAGATGTTTGCTGAAAGCACTTATGTTAATGATCGGGGGCAAGAACAGCCAATGTACTACATGAACCGTGACGGGTTCACCTTGCTTGCAATGGGCTTTACCGGCAGGGATGCAATGAAGTTCAAGCTTGAATACATTGAAGCCTTTAATCGAATGGACGAATTAATTAGAAATGAAGACAACTTACCGCAAACGCCGGAAGAGCAATTACAACTAACTATGGTGGTTGCTAATCGCCTTGTTAAGAGAATGGGCAAGGTTGAAGCCCGTGTTGACCATATTGAGAAAACAAGTGAATTAAGTGAAGTTCAACGCTACCAGCTGCTTCAAGCAAGAAAAAAGAAGGTAATTGAAGCCATTGGCGGTGTAAATAGCAATTATTACAAAGAAACTAAGGCTAGAAAAGTATTTAATGCGTTTGGTAGAGATTTCAAAAAAGAGTTTCAAATTCCAAGGTATGACAGTTTAGAAAAGCAATACTTTGAAAAAGCTATGGAATTTACTCACAATTGGTATCCTGATTTTGTCCTTCAACGTGAAATTCAAAATTCCAACGCACAAACTAGCTTAAAAATTTGATAAGAGGTGAATTGATGTTAGACATTGAAGTAGGAGAAACAATCACAGACGGCTTTAAAACTTATGTGATGGGACATGACTTAAATTTGCATTTTGTCAGTTATGGCAACCATGCAACTCATCACGTAAGCGAGGATGCTTTAAAAATCATTTTGAAAACGCAGGAGTAAAGGATGCAACGAGTTAGAAGGGTGAGACGGGAACCAGGTCCCGAACATAGGATTCAAAACGCAATTATTGCCACCTTAAATTGGCGGCGATGCGCTGTCATTAGGCTAAATGCTGGTGCTATTCCTACAAGGAATGGTCATCTTTTCAGGGGGTTAAGCCTGGAACTCCTGACTTAATCGGGTACCGTTTAAAAGATAAGCAAGTATTTTTTATTGAAGTTAAGGCGCCAAAAGGACGAATTAGTCAAATGCAACAAATGTACCATCTTGATTTAATGCATAAGCATGTAATCCACGGTATAGCTAGATCGGTTGAGGACGCTGTAAAGATCGTCAATGAAGGCTTAATCGGCTATGGTTATCCAGATTACAAGGAAGTATGAAGAGAATAGGGGAAACAATGTATTTTAAATTAATTATGCTGGTAGTTGCTATATATGCTTGTGGCTTAACAGCTTTTAGCCTTGGTATAGTTCTAGCAAGTAAAAGAAAAACTTGGAATTTAAAGCTAGCTCAATCATTTGGAATTATCTGTTTTGGCGTTATTAGCAACCTATTTATTCTATGGATGCCGCATTGTAACTGGTTTAATGCGTTTCTTGGAATAGTATTTATAATCTTGCCAGTTCTAGTATGTTGGTCAATATTGGTATTAGTTCCAGACTCACGGGAAGCCTGGTAATGGCGTTTTTAAAGATTAAAGAAGCTTGTGCTGCTAAAAATATTACTTTAAAGGATTTATCTAAGTTAAGTGGTATTAGTGAGAGATCACTTGAATGGTACGTCAAGCAACAAAGAGCGCCTTCGTTAAGTAGGGTTGAGAAATTAGCAAAAGTATTAGAAGTTTCACCAGCGTGGCTGGTTTCATGGGAGTGAAGATTGTGAGTTTAGCAGGTCTGAATTTTGATAAAGAAAAAACAATTAGCAAGGCAAAGAATTTTCTTGAAAATGATTTTCCAGACATTATGAATTATTCAGGTCTGCCGGTAACTTACTTATCTAGTCCACTTCTCGACCCTACGGGTGTTCACGGCGGCGGTAATGTAAACCATCAGCCCGATCAATTTTTAAAAGCTATCGAGCAACAAGACAAGTACGATGCAATTGTTAAGGACTGTGAAAATGCTACCCGTGCTGTGGTTGAAGCTATGAGCAGTTGTCCTGATACCGAACGGGATCCGTACCGCAAAATTTTGGTTAGAAGATACGTTAAAAACGATTTTGCACAATGGATTTATAACGATATGAATTATTCTCCAAGAACGTACGGACGTAAAAGGGACGAAGCACTTTATATATTCGCTCAACACCTAGAGCGGTACCGCAAGAAGTACAATGCTGAAAGGCTAATTCCCGTGTTGATGGTGCATGGATGACCTATTTTTGACCAATAAACGCCAATTTTTGACCGATAAATGACCAACTTTTGACCGAAAAACGCCAATTTTTGACGCATTTTTGACCAACACTTGACCATTAAAGCGGGTTATATTAGTAGAGTCGAAAGATTAGGAAAGAGATCTGATCTTTCGATGTTGCTCGTTAATTTAACTTGTTAGTCAATTATTACGAGTCATTAATAAACTCTTGTTTTTACTATAAATATGGGTTGTGCAAAAGGTGCAACCCTATCTCCTACAAGCCTAGTGTAACGGCAACACGCCAGTCTCCAAAACTGGTTATGAAGGTTCGAATCCTTCGGCTTGTGTAGTCTGCGAAGACGTGTAAATCCACCGAGCGGTCTGAGCTTATTAAACATTGTTCTAGTCCTGATAAGCTCGAAGGCAAGTTTGAAGAGGCTTGCCTTTTATGGGCAGATAGGTAGTCTGCTCACCGTTAAGTTGATACTTGTTATTAATTTAGATTCCTCCCAGAATTTAGGTGAGTAGCATAGGTTCAATACCTGTGGTGCCCGTTGAGTAATCTGGTGCGTAAAATAAGCAACTTATTTCACAACACATTCAATTGAATTGGTTACGAAGTGCACCCGTGTTGGTTCGAATCCAACATTACTCGTTGTAGTCAGCGATGATGGGCTACTAGAATCCAAAAAATTCAGGATCACGTTAATTGCAGTAGCTGCTAAGCTATTGCTTTTTGTTTTTAGGGGGGGAAATTATGAACAAAATTTTAACTTTTGCCGCTGGTGTGGTTATCGGTGTAGTTTACAAGGACACCATTTTACAAGTAGCAAAGCAAGTAGAAGCCGCAAAGGATGCTAAGTTTGATAAGAAACTTGAAGACAAGCTGGCAAAGCACTTTAAAGATGTAGGCGAACAAGCCAAGGAAGAACTAGATAAGAAAGTTCCTGGTGCGTTTGACCCAAGTAATCTGGATGGCCTGTACTAATGACACCTACACGGTACTTTGAGTTATGTCAAAGACATAGCCGTTTAGTTAAGGCAAGAAAAATTGTTAAGTACTGCAAAACTAATACAGTTGCTAACATCAAGCAGAAGATTCTATTTAAGCAAGAAACGGGCTTTATGCCGCAAGATTACTTAGATAGATTTGGTAAGAAAAGTTAGGAAATGAAAAATAACGAAGAAGCACCTATGACAGATTCACTTTTTATTAGAATTGCTAAAGGGAAAATTGCAGATTACCTTTTAGAAGTTGGATTAAATGCTGATCTTTCAAAAAGTGAATTAATGGCAAAAATCCAGATGACTTGGTACAGCTATATAGCTCGTAATTATAAGGCTATGTTCTGTATCCATGATTTTAAGGGCAAAGATGAAGCAAAACTTTCTAATCGCTATTTTGAAGTAACTTATATTACTAAAGATGATGAGTTTGTAGCTGATGAATATTTGCAGTTTGTTCCAACAACGGTAAAGGAAGTTTAAGGGAATGCAAAAATGAATAGAAAGAAAGTAACTTACGTGGTAACTAAAGATAAGAACGGTAAGGTTATTAGTATTAAATCTGTTCCTGTTCCATCATTATTAGATAGAGTGCAACGCTCGTGTGAAGAACGTTTCTCATCGTTTTTGTTAGCAGTTATTGTTGTGTTCATATGTTTAATGACGATTATGTTAGTGCTTAAAAGTTTAGGAGGCTAAATCATGCAAGTAGAAGCTAAATCAATTGATGAAATTAAGCCCTATGAAAATAACCCACGTGACAACGATGACGCGGTTGACGCTGTAGCAAATTCAATTAAAGAATTTGGCTGGCAACAGCCTATCGTTGTGGACAATGAGGGAGTAATTATAGCAGGCCACACACGCTTACGTTGAAAAGAAAATTGCTGAAAAATTAGGCTTGGTTAGTGTAAGCACAAGGTCTAATAATATCGGTGGGAAAGAATACTCCACTAAAATGTTTTTAGTAGACAGGGATGTTTACGAAAAGGCTGGTTACAATCACGGTAAAAAGCTTAATATTAACGGCAAGTTAGTTCAAGATAAGTATGTATTTTCATTTTAAGGGGTATTAAAAATGTTTGATGAAAAAGAATTCGATTTATTGCAAAAGGTTTGTGAATTAGGTACAAAAGGCTTAGAACTATCCGAACAAAGTTTAAAGAAGCAAATTGATTTAGTTGGTGATGATCTTAAAAGATCAGCTAATAAAAGCTATCTTAGTTCTGACGATTTAGAAAACGCTGCTAGAAGATTAAATGATTTAGCTTCGCAGATTAAGCAATTAAAGTTAATGCAAAACCAAGCAGGGAACTTTGAAGCTTATAAGAAGCAACAGCTTAAAAAAATAAGAAAGAAAAAAGAATTGACAAATTAAGAAAGTTGTTTATTGAACTGGTTAGTAAATCAGTTCTTTTATTTTGCCTAAAAAGGTGGTGATTTCAGTTTGGCAAAAGCTACAAAAGATAAGGGTGGTAGACCCGAAGTAATAACAGAACAAAAATTAAATCAGTTTCAAACGTTTATTATTGCTGGCTGTAGTCTTAAAGAAGCTTGTGAACAAATTGAAATCTCTACAAATACGTGGCGTCGATATATGAAGAGACATCCAAGTTATGTCGCTAAGTTTGCTAGGTGGAAAAAGGAACTTGAAGCACGGGCAAAATTGAATATTGCCATGAAGATCACTAACGAAAAAGATACCGAAGCAAGTGTTTATTACCTTGAACGACAGACTAAGTTAAGAGATCAAGCGGCAAGAACCAGTTTAAATCGTGCTAAAGCCCAACAAACTCGTTTGCAAAACAAGTTGTTAAAGAAACAACTTGAACAGATTGATACCACTGCAAGTAAGGCAAGAAATAGCATGAGCAAGTTAGACATGGATACCTTAAAGCGTTTAGCAAATTTAGACCAAGGAGTTGATATCAGTGGAATTGACTAATGAACAAAGGCAAGGTATAGCGTTAGCGGCTAGGGAAGAACTAGCACGCAGAAGCTACGCCTATTATTTTTTATTGGCTAATTCTGATATTAACGCCAAGCTTTATGATTACATCGAGTATATTTGTGGCAAGCTTCAAGAAATAATTGATGGTAAGCAGAAACATTTGATACTGGAACTTCCACCACAACACGGAAAAAGTATGTGTGTGACTGAGACTTTCGCCAGCTATTACCTGATGAAATACCCTGAAAATCAGGTAATGGTAACGTCATATGGTGAAGACATGTATACAAGGTTTGCCCGTAAGGAAAGACAGCATTTTACTGATTGGGCTAACCGACTATTCGGCTTAACCATCGGTAAAAATAGTTCTAACGATTTTACTGTTGCGGGACACCGTGGCGAAGCGTATTTCACTTCAATTCAAGGTGGTGGTACTGGACGACCAGCCGACTTGCTAATCATTGATGACCCTATCAAAGACGCAAAAGAGGCACAATCGCCTACAGTAAGGGAAAATATTTGGCAAGAATGGACTTCAACATTTTCAACCCGTCTATCTGCTAACGCTTCTATTATCGTAATTATGACTAGGTGGAGCACCGACGATTTAGCTGGCAGACTGCTAGACAAAATGGACTTTGACTGGGAAGAAATTAAGTTTCCTGCTATTGCTTATGATTTACCAAGCGGTCAAACTGATGCTATAGGCAGACATAATGGCGAAGCCTTAAACCCAGAAAAGCACCCGATTAAGCAATTGTTAACCCAGAAGAGTAATTTAGGTACTCAAAAATTTAATGCTATGTATCAACAAGCGCCAACGGTTCAAGAGGGTAACATTATTAAGCGTGAATGGATTAAGTTCTATGTCCCTGATCGTGAGACGATGGTACGGCTTCACTTAACGGAGAAAGAAGTCAAGATTCTGCCACGACACTTGCAGCAGACTATCCAAGCATGGGATGCAACATTTAAATCTAAAGAAAATGACGACTACGTAGCAGGTCAAACATGGTCAAGACGTGATGCAGAGGTGTTTTTACGTCCAGGCTGGTGCCACAAGCGGTTAAGCTTTACACAAACGCTAGACGCTATTAAGTACCAATCAACCATTTACCCGGAATCAACATCAAAGTTGGTTGAAGACAAGGCAAACGGTCCCGCAATTCTTGATACTTTGAAGAAGAAAATACCGGGAATTATGCCAGTATCGCCAGGTGCCGACAGCAAAGAAGCACGTTTTGCTTCTGTGTCACCGTATTTTGAAGCAGGTCAGGTATACATACCGCACCCTAAATGGAAACCCGAATCAGAAGAATTGATTGAGGAATGGTGTGGGTTCCCTAACATGCCGCACGATGACCAAGTTGACTCTGCTACTTATGCAATTAAGTACCTAATGAGAAACAAGCGGAAAATATCACTCGGCTTTATTTAGAAAGGAGGTCATTAATTGTTTGGTTTTGGCAAAAAGAAAAAGCCAGCACAAATTACAATTGGCGCTGACTTTATGGATTATGAAAGTAAAGGCGTAACACCCAGCAGATTCGGTGATACGTCTTCTTTTATTTCAACAAGGTATTTAGATAGAAAATACAACTATAAACAAGCTGACCATCTGTTTAAGTCTAATGCTTTAGCTAACCGAATCGCCCGTTTACCAGCTGAAACAGCAACTCGAAACGGCTGGCGGATAGTGATTAATAACAACGACGAAAAACAAGTAGTCTATCAAACAGCTTTAGATGCATTATTGCCTAAAGAAAAGATTGCTAGTGAAATTATTTATAGAAATATCATTGGAGATGCGTATTTAAACGTCAATGTTGATGAAAAACACCGAACTAGCTTAGAACAGCCGTTAGACCCGCACAACATTTTAAAAGTCAATTCAATCAATGCTTTTAGTCAAATGCATGTCAAAGCTAACCAGATTTGTAACGATCCAACGCTAGAAAACTTTGGCAAAGAAGAAAAACTGGTACTTGAAGGCTTGTCCGATGGCTCAGATGATAATTCAAAAGAGCCTGAAAGTATCACAATTGACAGTAGCCGCTATAGACACATTTCGCTGGACAAGATGGAAGACGATGCAACGGGTACATCTTTGCTAATGCGGTGCTACGACCAGATTAAAACCCTTGATACTGGTTTGTACTCAACCGGTAAGATGCTTTACGAGTACAACATGAAAGTTTGGAAAAACGACGCCTATTTTGATCTGTCTGAGGATGACCGGCGCAAAACTGATCACAGAATGAGTCGCGGTATGAGCACCGAATCGTTGGTAGTTGTTGGACATGACGACGACCTAGAAAAAGTTTCAAATAAGCCGGGCGGCATTGATTCACTATTTAGTTTTGCTTGGCAACAACTTAGTACCGCAACTGGGATTCCTAAATCGATTTTGATGGGTGAACAGGCCGGTACATTGGCTGGCGCTTCACAGGACGTAGTTAACTACTACGACAGTATCAGTTCTCTTCAAGAGCAGGTAATCAAGCCACAACTTGAATGGTTGGTTAAATTGCTGATGTGGTCCGAAAATGTGGGCGGCGGTTCAGAAGATCCGGACTCACTAGATTGGCACATTGAGTTCTATCCTTTGCGGAGACTAACCGACAGTGAAAAGATCGATAATCTCGGTAAGCTTTCCACAGCGTTATCCACAGCAATTAATGGTGGCTTTCTTACTACTGATGAAGCCCACGATATTTTGCTTCAACAAACTACTAACGAAGCGATTCCAATTCAGTTAACTGGCGATAGTGCCGATGATGACATTACCGACCAAGATAGAAAATCTTTTGCCAAAGAAAAGGCTAAGATTGAAAAACATCTCACAGGAGCAAAAGACCATGGCAAGAAGACGTAAAACAATTCCAAAGACAAGATACCCCATGAACTTGGAAAAATCGTATCTGGGGGCTTTAAAGCGTCTTGTCTTGTCATGGAAAAAAACAGCGCAATGGTACTCCGATTATTATTTGAAGAATTACATGTTAGGCGGAGCGTTGTCGATTGATTCAAATGATGATGATGAAAATGACCCTCACAAAATAGAGCGGTTGTCCGCTTTGATTGCGTTGATGGTATTGGCTATAAAGAATTCTAATAGTAAACAGGAACTTAAAAATGTTGCAACTCAATTTGTACTGTCAGTAAATAGTTTTTCTTATAGCAACGTCAATTCGCAGGCTAGGGCAATTTCATCACAAGCAATTGAAAGCAATCCGACTATTCAAGCGTTTATCAAAGCAAAGATTAAGGAGAACACCGCTTATATCACTTCGATGCGGGATAAGTACGTTGCACAATTGCAAAGCGACATTTACCGCGCAATTAGTGATGGTAAGGGTGCCACGGAATTAACCAACGCAATTGTTAAGCGTACGAATATGTCATATAACCATGCTCGGCTAATTGCTAACGATCAAACAGGCAGTATTTTAGCCGAGTTGAATAAATACCGCGCCACACATGCGGGCTTTGAAAAATATCTATGGCAATCCATGGAGGATGGACGGGTTAGACCTAAACACCAAATACTAGATCAACAAGTTTTTAGATACGATGATCCAGATGGCGGTGACGATGGACAGCTTCCAGGTGAGCCGATTAATTGCCGTTGTGTTGCGATGCCAGTAATAGATGATTAGCACTCATGAAGGGTGCTTTTTTTATGCGGAAAGGAGCCAGAAATATGGCAGATAATACACCAACAAGTACACCAGCAGGTAGTACAAGCAAGCCCTTAACGGGTTCACTTTTAAATAGTGCTACCAAGCCGGTTATTGATAAGCCAACCAGTTCACCGGTTATGAAGCCGGTTGAACCAGCAAAGGACCCTAAAGGAATGTTTGATTGGTCTGACGCTAAGCCTTACGTGATTGGTAAAGATGAAAGTTTGTTTGATGTCGCTCAAAAGTTCTCTGTAGCTTTACAGCAACTTAGATACTTCAACCACATCAACAAAGCAACGATGAAGGTTAAAGAAGGTCAAACAATTTACATTCCTAACAAACCGGTTGAAGTTCCTTACGGTGCATAGCTTATGGGCGCAATTAGGTATGAAACTACTACGCCAATCGATAAATTTACTATCGATCCAATAACGGGGTTTCTGCACGTCAAGAATGTGCCAATCACATGTGAGGGCGTACGACCATACCGTCAATTCGATGGGCAACGAATTCAAGAAGCTAAGACACCAGAGGAATTGTTCTCAGCTGCTACGGTTGATTCAGCCAATAACAAACCAGTTACTGACGACCACCCAACCGACGCAAACGGCAACACAATCATGGTTAACTGTGATAATTCCCAGCGATTTATGAAGGGCTTTATGTCCGATCATGCCCGTGTTGATAAAGCAACCAAGACTATCAGAAATGATTTGACCATAACTGATAGTGACTTAATCAACAAAATCAGGCACGGCAAGCAAGAATTATCAATTGGTTTTCAAATGCAGCTTGATCCAACTAAAGGTGAACTTAATGGGCAAGCCTACGATGCTAAGCAAACCAATATCAGAATTAATCATGTTGCGATTGTAGACCGTGGTCGCGCTGGTCACTCGGTAAGGCTAACGGCTGATAGTGCAGAAGAAATTCCTGAAGATAACGAAAAAAAGAAAGGTGAAAAGATGGACTTTACAAAAGTACATACCAAGCAAGGTGATATTAGCGTTGCTGTTGAAGATGCCGACAAGTTAACGAAGCTTGTTGGTGACGCTGACGACAGCAACAGCAAATTAGAAAAGCTTATTGCGGAGCGTGACAAACTTAATTCCCAAATTAAGGAGTTACAAGGCTCTGGCGATAAGAACAAAAAGGAAGCCGCCGACGCTAAGAAGAAGGCTGATGAAGCTAACTCACGCGCCGACAGCGCAGAAGAAGAAAATAAGAAACTCAAGTCACAACTTGCAGGGGATGCATTCGAAGACAGAATCAACAAGACCTTAGCATTCCGTGAAAGAGCTAAGAAAGTTGTTGGTGACAGCTATGACTTTGCCGGTAAGAGCGAACGTGAAGTCGAAGAAGCCGCTCTTAATAAAAATTTAGGCGAACACGATTATTCAGATAAAAGTGACGACTTTGTAAGTGGTCTTTATGAAGGCCTATTTAGTACTAATGCTGGTGGCGTAAGTTATGGCCGTACTGCTGGCGATTCGAACGAAAAGACTGCCGTAGAGAAAGCACTTGAAGCACGTCAAAACTTATACGAAGGAGGTAACGAATAATGCCATTACCAGTTGGACAACTTTATCAAAAGAAAGAATTAGGTAACGGAACTATCGGTTCTTTAAAAGATTATTCAATTTATACCGTTACCGCTGCTACTAATATCGATTATGGTGTTGCCCTTGATATTCAAGACAATCAAGCCGTAGTAGCAACTAAGGCACCTATCTATGCAATTTCGGTTAAGCGCGCTTACGTAATTGGTCATAGTTACGATGACATCGAAAATGACCACTGGCTTAAAGGTGAAAAGATTGGCGCTTTACGCCGTGGTAGCGTGTCAGTTCCAATTACTGAAGACGTTGACCGCTTAGATCAAGCAACTATTAATGCTGATGGTACTTTTAGACCAGCTAAGCCAGGTGAGCCCGTTGTTGGTCGCTTTATCACTGCAGGCGATGCTAATGGTACCGCAATCGTAGATGTCAACTTAACTGACATGGGTACTACTGGCACAGGCGCCACGGTAGACAAGCCATCAACACCAACAACTGATCCAAGTACTACTAATCAATCAGCCGGCACATCATCAACTACCGGTACCGATAAGAAGGGGGATAAATAATGCCAAAAGCAGGATTTAATACGGGAACTGCCTATAGTGAACTTTTCAACGTTGTTGATCCGGTTGTTTTACAACCAAAACGAGAAGAACTTCAAGGCAGAACAATGTTCCAGCTAAAACCGCTTCCCGATCCATGGGCACTTACTTACGAATGGGCATGGAAAGAAATTATGGGCCAAGCATCAGACTACACCGACCGTGCAACAGACATCACTACCACTGATGTAACTTACCACAGGGAAGTAGGCTATGTTGCAGAGAAGGCAGCTGGATTCGAATATTCACAAGCTGATTTAGAGCGTTCACACACCGGCGGTAGAAATATCGATATTATTACCGACCGTGCAACCGCTACTCATGACGCGTTAGCAAACTGGGAGGACGCTTTAATTTTCAACGGTAACGGCGATTCACAAAGACCTATCTACGGTTTAACTACTGATGCTGAGACCGCAGGTTATCAAGCTTTAGATGATCCAAGCGTAACCTTGCAAAAGGTAGTAGACCCTAACAACAAGGACGCATTTAGTGATGCTTACAAGATTATCAATTACTTCATGGATGCCGCTTCAAAGATTACTTTGTTGCCTGGCTACCACAACGTTAAGCCTTACTTAGCTTTGCCACCAAAGGAGTACGAATTATTAACCCGTCCGTTGGTTAACCAATACAATCCAGACAAGACTTTATGGAACATGATCCAACGTAACGGAGCTAACAGCGATGGTGTATTTGCTGGAATTAAACCTGTTACCGAGCTTGAAGCTAAGTATTGGAACAATGAAAAGGGACAAGCAGGTAAAAAGAATATGGGTATTGTTTACCTTGATACTCCTGATGTTGCACAAATTGTTATTGCAATGGAACCACGCCGTTACGGCACAGCCATTCCATCCGCTGACAACGGATTAAGCTACAAACAAATGTACATGGAACGTTCAGGCGGCTTGTCAGTTAAGTTCCCAGCCGCAATTGTTCAGTTAACCGGCTTGAATGATGGTTCTGAAACATGGGCAGAAGCTAAGACAAAGGCTAAGTAGTATGAATGACACAACTACCACAGTAGGGCTGATTAAAAAGCTTGATACTGCAGGTATGACCGATGACGTACCCGATGAATCACTAGAAGCGTTGATTGAAAACGCCCGAATGATTGCTATTTCTGACGGGTTTCCTAAAGTAAAAAAGCTTCATGGTGCGGAAATGCCAGCCCTTGAGTTGGCTACCCGTGCCATGACACTACACCTTTTAGCAACGCAAGACGGGGCAGGTAGCGGAATGACTTTCGAAAAAGTCGATGTTTTGGAAAACCACTATGCTGATACCAGCCGCTTGAAGTGGTTACAACGCTCTCCATGGGGACAGCTCTATTGGAGGCTGTACCAAGATTATGTCGGCAATCCCGTAAAAATTAGAATAATCGAACACTGATGAAAATTGAAGGTTATAACCGTATTCCAGAAGTAACTAAGGAACTTGACTACTTAAAAACGCATCAGGTTGTAATTGGTTTTTTTGGAAAACGTGAAAGTAGATTACTAACAATCGTTGGGGCTAACGAATTTGGAGCCACAATCAAGCCTAAAAATGGCGAGTGGCTATGGATTCCTACTAAAGACTGTCCTAAAGGAAAAGGCCCGAAAGATATTGAAGGCTTGTTTATTCCTAAAGGGCACCGAGTAGCATGCGTTAACGATCACGGCAAGTTAGTGGCATATTTCTATCTTAGTAAGCTTGTTCAAATACCAGCCCGCCCGTTTATTCGGCAGGCTTATTTAGCTAACAAAAGGAAGTACACACAATTAGTGCGGAGATATATTGCAAAAGTTCTAGCAGGTGAAGCAACGGGTAAGCAGCTACTTAGCCGGCTAGGCGTTGCATGTACTGCCGACATCGCTATGTCATCAATTAAGTTGAAGCACCCAAAGAACCGACCAGCGACTATCGAGCGTAAAGGCTCAGACAATCCGTTGGTCGATACGGGTGAGCTTCAAAGACAAGTAAAGTTCATGATAGTTTCGATTTAGAAAGGGGGGTTTGATCTAATGCACAAAATGAATCCGGCAAGAATGATTCACAAGTACGGTGTAGACATTAAAGTTTGGAGTTCGGGGCAATTCTATAAACCCCGCTATCGTGGCGCACCTACTGATGCCCCTGATTATTCCCAATTAAGCGATGATGATGCTGAAAAGCTTCATGAGCCAGTTTTACCAATGTCAAGTCACCTTGCACAACTCTTCGCCCAGTTAGACGGCGGCGGAGAAGTGCAAGGCGATTTACTTTGGTTATCAATTAATAAATATCCAATTGAAAGTGTGGTCAATGTTCCGACACAAGGCGGCTACTACAAAGTTACTAGTCGATCATCTTATGAAGGTTATACGAATCCACACTTTTTTGAGTACCAATTGAAGGGAGTAAATCAGGATGACACAAACCCAAATGCCACCAATGATGGACAACTACCTAGTGATATACCAACTTATCCAGGTAGTTAATCAAAAATATCATTGCGGTGTATATCCGCAAATGAATGCCGGTTTGCGTAGCAATTACCCGTTTATTACTTATGACTGGGTAGACCCTGGAAGTGACGTTACTTTAGACGAAACTGATGTCATGGAAGTAAGACTTCAAATTGATGTGCAAGCAACCGACATGTATGAAGCTTTGAATACGGCCAATGATTTACGCAAGACATTAGCGCACAGTTACGGATATAGAGGATTTTTTAAACAAGCACATGTGATTCCACATAACGTATCAGGAACAAGCTCTCGAAATTTCTATAATGGCACGCAATTACCCGTTTATAGATTTGGTTTCGATTGCTCGTTTTCTATTTACCGTGCTGGAACTATCTATAAACCGGAAGACCTTAACTTTGAATTTAATGAAACAACGATTGAATCAATTAAGGCTATGAATCAAATGACAGGAAAAGAAATAAACGTAAGAAAGGAAGAACTTTAATGCCAACATTAACCACGGTCGCCCCTTACGACCGCCCTATGGATGTGAACGTCATTATGACTGTCCTACATCCCCAACCAATTAAGGGGCTAGGTAATATTTTGCTGTTAAATGCTACTACTGCAGCTGCTAACGGTGATTCAGCTGGCAAAGACGACAAGGGCGCACAAAAGACACCAGCTCAAACTTTGCCAGATACTTTGTCAAACACCGACCGCTTGAATGGTTTGCTTTTACGTAAGACTGACCCAGCTACTGGGGCAATTTACCGTGAATATAAGAACCTTGATGCGGTGGCAGTTGACTACAAAGAAGATTCGGCTGTTTACAAAAAGGCTACAGCCTACTTTGCTCAGCCAAAGCACTCAGACCGCTTAGCCGTCTTAGATTATGACAAGTCAAAGGCTTACGATAGTTTGAAGGCTTTCTGGTACTTCAACTGGACTTTTGGCGTATGTGTAGACAACACAATTGACGATTCAACCGTTCAATTGTCAAACATCTTTGAAGTAAACAAAGATCACTTCTTAGTTCTCCAAACTGAAGATTTGTCCAAGTTTACCCAAATGATGGGGCAAAACTACACTATCGGCTTGAAGCACGATTTGAATGAGCCAATGGACGCCGCTTTTGTCGGTGGCATTGCTCTTAACGATGTTGGCTCAATTACTTGGAAGTTTAAGCAACTTGAAGGCATTACGCCTGAAAACTTAACTAGTCAAGAATTGGCTGGTATTAACAATATTCATGCTATTGCCTATGAAGAAATGATGGGCAAAGGTCAAACCTCAGAGGGAACTACCTTATCAGGTGAATATATTGACTTGCTTCACGGTGTGATGTGGGTTCAAACCGAATGTCAAAGCCGCTTGCAGAAGCTTTTGCAAGATAACGGCAAGATTCCATATGAAGCTCAAGGCATTGCCATGATTCGTGCAGTCTTAACACAAGTTTTGAATGAAGCGTACGACAAGGGCATCATCATGACTGACGACACTACTGGTCGCCCAATGTTCAGCGTTACTACCACTCCACGTAGTCAGCAATCACGCCAACACTTGTCAGACAGATTCTATGACGGCGCTAGCTTTGAATACCATGCTTCAAGCGCTATTCATACTATTACCGTTAATGGCGTTGTCGATTCAGACACTATCATGGCTGCTTAATTAGAAAGGGGAGTTTAAATGCCTTCAAAGATTAAAACATCTAAAATGCGTGAATATGATGCCAATGACTGCACCATTATGATCAATGACAAATTGATGTATGGATTTTCAGAAAACAGCATGTTTACGGTTACTGATAAAACTGATGCAAATACGTACAAGATTGATCCACAAGGATCAGCTACTAAATCGCACAATAACAAGACTATGGCGGGCTTTACATTGCCATTAGATGAAACATCTCCTTGCAATGCCTATCTTTTAGACTTGTTTAACAAGGATGAATTTTTCACAGTTGACATCATTGACACAACATCACACATTTCTTGTCATTATGCATCAATTGACAAGATTCCAGATAAGCAAGGCGGCGCACAAGCTGGTGACCGTAATTGGCCTATTACAATGCTTAACAAGGAAGAAACTTCGAACATGACCTATAGCGATTAATTCGAAGGTTTCAAGAGACTTTCATGAAATCAAATTAACTTAAAGGAGACTTAATAATGAGTGAAGAAATCAATAACGCAAAGCTTGCCGAAAAGGCGCACGAAGAACAAATGAAGATTAAGGAAGAAGCGGAATCAAGCAAGGTCACACCTTTGACTGCTCTTTCTAAAACCGTAACCATTCGTGAAGATACTGATCAAGAATATCAATTAAAGCTTCAATTCCCTGGAGTTGAAGAAGCAACTGAAATTCTGGAAAATTCCCGTAACCCGTTTGGCGCAATTAATCGTCCGGAATTGCTGAGAGAAAGCTTGAAGCACGTGATTATCCAACCAAAGATTAAGTCAATTAAGTGGTGGAACGATCATGAAGGTCTTTATGAAGCCGCCGAAGCTGTTTTGAATTTTCTTACTGAAAAACTCTAGACAGAAACTAGGTAATAGAGAAATTGAAAGACAAGCCGATTATGTTGAACTCCCTCTGCGTTTGATAATGCACGGGATTCCTGAACGGCTTGTAAAAAATGCTACACCAGATCAATTATTGATTATGGCAAAGGTAGTAGAACGGGACATAGAAACAACAAGTATTAGTCAAGCAAATCATATCGGTGAATTGTTTGGCGGTGGTGATAAATAGAGGTGATGCCTGTCAATTAAATTGATGGGTTTTTATTTTGCCTGAATTTTAAAGAAAGGAGCTGAAAACGTGGCTGATATCGAACATCTAGGAATTGGAATTAATACAAACGTTGAATACAATTCGCTAAAAGAAGCAGAGCAAACAACTAGAAAGTTTATTTCCGACCTCGGTGTTTTAGAAAAACGCTTTGATCGTTTAAAGGCTCCTGACTTTACCGAACAATTCAACAGAAACAGAAATTCCGTTGAAGAGACAAGTCGTACAGTTGCTGGCTTAAAAAAGCAACTAGGCGGCATGGCAACCACTAGTGGTCAAACCACCAGCGAAGTCAAAAAGCATTTAGAAGAAACAAAAACTTCAACTGATCGATTAATTGATGCAAACGTAAAATTAAAGTCTTCAATTGCTGGTGTCGGTGATTCCGCTAAAACAATGGGCGGTTTATCCAACACAATCTGGAAAGCTGGCGATTCTGCTAAGACTGCTTCAAATGGCTTTAATACGGCAAAGGATGCCACTGAAAAGACCAACGAAGCACTGAAGAACAATAGAACTGCTAGTGATAATGCAACTAAGGGCTTCAATTTGCTTCATGATGCAGGTTCAAAACTAATTACCGTTGGAGCCGGTATTGCGGCGGCAATGGTCCCAGTTGCGGCGGCTTTTAAGAATGCAAATGATGAAGCTACTAAATTAGCTGACGAATACAACGTAATTAAAAATCTGCAGCAAACCGGCGGAGATAGTGCCGCCACTGCTAAAAAGAATACGGCGGCTATTCAAAGGGAAAACCGCAATCTATCTTTAAAGTACGGCGTCGATCAGAATTCACTTGCTCAAGGTTCGGAAGAATTAATTAGACGCGGTTACTCTGGTAAGCAAGATTTAGCGGCTCACAAATATTTCGTTCAAGCGGCTAAAGCAACAAAAGAAGATTACAACTCCGTTGTTAATGCCGCCGCTCCTATGCTTGAACAGTTCGGGTATAAGAAGCGAGCCGGTAACAGTACTAAAAAGATGGCACGTTACACAAGGGAAGTCTTAAACAAGGCGGCTTATGTAGGTGACGTGACATCTGGTCAAGTTGGCGGTGAAGGTGGTTTTGGTAATTCCTTTAAGATGGCTGGTTCAATCCTCCATCAAACAGGGCAATCTCTTTCATCATCACTTGCGGCTCTAGGCACTTTATCCAACTTCGGTGAAGAAGGTACCTCGGCTGGTACTGGTTTACGTCAGATTGTTTCCAGTTTGGTTGGCGCTTCTAAAAGCAAAACAAAGACTGCGGCATTAAAGGATTTAGGATTATCACCCGCTGATTTCTTTACTAAGTCGGGTAATCTAAAGCAACTACCTACGGTCTTCAATATGCTTAACCGAGCAACGCAAGGCAAAAAGTCTAATCGTGTTACCGGCGACTTTAAACAATTATTTGGTCAAACTGGCTTTAACGACGCTTTAATTTTGACTAGAAATAATCGTGACGTTGCTAATAATGTGAGAGCGGCAAACAGGGCAGACAGTACAAACTACATTTCAAACTTGTCTAATAAAAATATGTCATCTTTGCAGAATCAATTATCTAAGACAAAGATGTTGCTAAAAGATATGGGGATGCAGTTTGCCCAACAAATAGCCCCGGGATTAGCCAATATGCTCAAATTTGTTAATAAGGTATTAAGAGCTATTGAAGGATGGCCTGCGCCTGTTAAAAAGACGCTGGGCTATATTACCGCAATTACTGGCGCTTTAAGTACTGGTTTTGTTGCTAAAAGATTAGTCGGCAATGTGCTGGGGATTGGCGGTAAGACTGTAGCAAAAACAGCGGCAAAAGGCGCTGGTGAATCAGCTAACCCATCTCTTTTAGGTGGGGTGGGCTCTGCTATAGGTAAAGTCAGCTCCAACCTAATTGGTGGTAAACTCGCAAAAACCGGATTAGGTAGCAAAGTAGCTGGCAAATTAGGTGGTACTGCAAGCACAGGGGCAACTGCCCTTGCTGTTGGCGGTATCGCCCTTAACTCCGGTATTGATCTTTATAAAGCAATTACCACAAAGAACCCTAAAAAGAAGTTTGAAAATTACGGTAAATCTATAGGTTCCGCAATCGGTGGCGGTGTCGGACTATATCTCGGTGGTCCAGCTGGTGCGGCTATTGGCTCTACTTTAGGGCAAGTAGCCGGCAAATGGGCTGGCGACATGGCTCGCAGATTTAGTAAGACTAAGTTTGGTAAATCTGTCGGTAAAACCTTCAAGCAAGCCGCATGGTCGATTAAAACTACATGGCATGATGCTGGTATGGGCAAAATGATTGGTGGCACTGTTAAAAGTGTCAAAAGATCATTTGGTAGCATGACCCGTGACATTGGTCGAGATTGGCGCGATCTTAACCGTAACAAAGCTTTTAGGAATTTCAAGAACTTCTTAAAGTCAGGATTGATGTCTTCTTTAAAGCTTGCTATTAAACAAGGCGCAACAGTCATTAAAACTGGTATTGGTGTTGTTCGTGGGGCTGTAAAGATTGTAACGTCTAACATCAAGGGCATTGTCAAAATATCGTCTGGCGTTGTCAGAACAATATCTGATATTTTCCACTGGAAATGGGGCAAAGCTTGGAAAGATATGAAGGGCGTTGCAAAATCAGCTATTGACATGGTTACTGGAATGCTATCCGGTCTTAAAGACATGTTTAGCTCAGTTATTGGCGGTATTGCAAGTAGTGTCAAAAATGTTTGGGATTTTGTGTCAGGTAAAGACTGGAAGACAAAGAAACCTGAAAATAGCACCAGTGTTGCAAGTGCTAACAAATCCGTTAAAGCCATGCAAAACGGACAAGGTGGTAAACATCACGCCAGCAAGTCACATGCTACTACTATTGCTGACATTAACCGCTCGACTCACTTAGGCGCTCATGCTAACGGTACTGCTTCATTAGTTGGTGAAGCGGGGCCCGAATTAGCTTACAAGCCTTATTCCAACCATGCTCGTTTGCTTGGCGCTAAGGGTCCGCAATTGGCAAATATCCAATCGGGCGAAAAAATCCTTAATGCACGTGATACCGCTAAAGTTATGAGTGGTGGTCTGGGCGCCGGTTTAAAGCTTAAAGGATATGCTAACGGCAATACTGGATTAGGCAAATCTACTAAGAAAGTAACTGACGATTATAAGCAGATAACTTCTAAGTCGTCCAAATCGCTTGACGAGCTCACCAAGAAGAGCAATTCAAGTTGGCGTAAGATTACAGGCACTACCACAAAACAAGCTGAGAAGAGCAGAAAAGGGGCAATAAACGAATATACCAACATGCGGACTGGTGTCCATAAACAAATGGACAAGATGCATGACGGTGTAGTTGATCTTGCTTCTACGACTGCAAAGGGCTTTGGTAAAGAACTGGGTCACATGAGCAAGTACGCCCATTCCGCAATGGGCGATACAATTGACCAGGTTAATTCTGGTATTAAGGGAATTGATCAAGTTCTCGGACAGTTTGGTGGTAACACGTCAGTCATCAAGCCAGTTAAGTTCGCTAAAGGTTCAAATGGGCGTTTGTCCCAAAATACCATGGCAATGGTCAATGATGCGACAATTGGGCCAAGACAGGAAGCAATTATCAAAAATAGCGGTGATATTTGGATTCCAAGAGGGAATAACAGGATATTGCCACTTGAAAAAGGTGATTCTGTCCTCAATGGTTCTCAAACCCAAGAATTAGCAAATTATTGGGGATTACAGCGTTTTGCAAAAGGCTCTGGCGTAAGTCATAGCAGACTAAGAAAAATCGCTGAGACAGCTGGGAATAATCCTGCTAAGAGTTTTGCTGATATGTACACTTCAAAAATTAAGGCAAGTGGTACAGATTTACGACAAGGCTCTATTAATTTAGCTAGAAATTCATCAACTAAGTTAGGTAATCCTTGGTCTAATGCAATGTGGACCGTCATTAATAACGCAATTGGCGGAGCTAATGGTAAGGGCGGAACTCGTGAAGCGTTCTTAAAATACGCTGAATCAACATTTAGTGGTGTTAAATATCAACTTGGTGCGGCAAGCAAGACCTTATCCGACTGTTCAGGTATGGTTATGCAAGCCTTACGGCATTTTGGTGTTAACATCGGACGTACTACTGTAGCAATGCAAGAATCATCAGGTACGCAATATTTGGGTAAATCTTTATCTAAGACATTACCTGGTGACCTTGTAATTTTTGGACACGGAACAGGTGCAGCTGGGCACGTCGGAATTATCAAGAATCCACGTACCGGCACGATGTTCAACGAAACTGAACCAAGGGCACATGTATCAAAAATTTCTGATGATATGAGTATGGGTTACGGTTTCTACCGTGTTCGAGGTTTGCATAACGCGGTTAAAAAGTCGGCCAGCGCCCAAGCTTCTAAGTCACTTCAAGCACTTGCAAAGCGTGAGTTAGGCTCAAGGGCTTTAAAGTGGATTGACGACAATTTAGCAGATACTGATACTAGTGGCTTGATGGCTGGTAAGGCTACTGGCGATCATGCTCACTGGATGAAACAGGCTCATATTCCTGAAAAAGATTGGGCTGGTATTAACTACATCGTTAGTCATGAATCTGGTTGGAACCCTAGAGCGGTAAACCCATCAAGTGGTACTTACGGTTTAGGACAAATGCAAAGCTATAATTTGCATTACTACACTAAGCATGGTGGTAAGAGTAACCCTATCGCCCAACTTATGGGCATTATGGATTATATCCATGACCGTTACGGCTCAGTTGCAAAGGCTGTTTCATTCTGGCAAGCTAACCACGCTTATGCGACAGGCGGCGAGCCCGCCGTAGGTGATAAGGTCCTAGTTGGTGAACATGGTCCAGAATTAGCTGAATTCAAAGATCCGGTTCACATCTACTCAAATGAAAAGACGCGGCAAAGATTAAAGCCACTAACTTCATCTAAGCCAAAAGTACGCCCAGTAAGAGGAACTGGCGGGGCTTTAGGTGACATTCAAGTAACCGTGAATATTAACGGTGACGTTGATGGTGACAATGCTAAATTGCAAAAATTAGCAAAAATGATTGGTGCAGAAGTAGACCAACAAGTACGTCAGAAGCTAAATATTATTCTTGATAATATTGGCGATAATATTGGCGACGATGATGATTTCTTATAGAAATGAAGGTGATGCTAGTGGTTCAAGCAACTAAGCCCAAAAAGAGAACGGCTGAACAAAAAGCCCACGACTCTATGAAATATTGGGATAAGCGAAAAAAGCATGAAGGTGCCGTTTATCGAAAAATGTTTTCAAAGGCGCAGGGCTATGACTTCGATTCACATTTTGAAAAGAATCAAGTTAAAAAGAAAAAACTTATCCGAAAACGTGATAACTGTTTGAAACTTGTTGATGCCGCAAATAAAAGAAAAAAACAAGCAGAAAACAATTATAAAAAAGCAAAGGACAAGTACGACCGTATTGTTACGCAAAGAATTGACTTAAGTAATAAGTTGGCTGAAATTGCGGAGCACAACACTGGCTGGAAGAATGAGGGTAAATGTGCTATTTATCGTTCAGACGGTAAAGGCGAAATTATCTATATTTCTCCGTCAGACAGTGAAAGCGAAAATGTTTCTTCAAACATTACTTCTTATCCAGTTGATGAAGGTGCACCATATAGCTCATATGCCCGTGTAAACAGCAAAGGGGCAACAGTAGCTGGCATTATTGTAGGCAAGGATAAAGCCGATTCATACCGCAAATGGCACATGCTGAGTCAATGGAATAGCTCCCATATTCGGTTAACCTACCGGGGAGATTTCTGTTACAAGCACTACCTAATTGAAAACATGAACAACGACTATAAAAATCTTCGAGATAACATTGAAGTTTCACTTACTTTTCAGTTTGTCTATCAAGCAAAAATCACCACTTCAAACGATAGTAAGCACCACAGAAAATCATCTAAGGCTTCTAAATCTGTCGCAGGTAACCGAAATAAGAAGTACACAGCTATCACTATCAAATCTGGTGATACATTGTGGGTTTTGTCTAAGAAATACGGCAGTTCCGTTCAATGGATGGCACGAGTCAACCACATTAAGAATCCTAACTTAATCTACCCTGGCAATAAAATACGGGTTGCGTAGGCGGTGATTTAGATGAGAAATTATCTTGATGTTGATGTTAAAAATATTCCTTATATCTTTCAAATAACCCTTGTGGGCGATACCTATGATATGAGAGTAGATTACAACGAAGTTGCGGATTACTACACAATTACAATTTGGCATAACAATAAGAGGCTTCTAACGCAGGAGCCTCTTTTGCTTGGTCAATTAGTTGGTATTGATATTCCTGATCCAGAATTGCCACGAATTGACATTCGAACCATGGACGAAACGGGTAAGGCAACAGACCAAGGCAAGGGAACATTTGGATATGAGGTCCGCTTGTATCTTGACGTTGTTGACCCAAACGGATCAGAAACAGAAGATCCATCAATTGAACCGCTAGGTTACGACCCTAACGAAAATGATGACGACCTAACGGATGAGGAGGTGTCTTACTAATGATCGTTACTAAAGATCCACATATGGAATTTGTGGCGGTTGATAGTAAAGGACACAAGCAAATAGTATATAACGATGAAACTTACGAACATAATTATCCTTTTACGTTTGAAGTCCCGTTTACTAATGATCCTGTCCCGTCTACTTTTACAACAACTATTTTCAATTTAACCAAGCAACATAAAGACTTTTATAAAAAAGGGATGCACTGCTGGATAAATTTTAACTGGGGTAAAGACCCTAAAAAAATAGCTGAAGGATTTATCTCTAATACGGGTAAATTAAGCAATGATGGGACAACTGATAGCAAAGTTTTAACTTTTACTGAAGGCACAAACTACAGCAATGTAGCTGCTCGAAAGTTGAAGCTAAAAAAGAATAAAAAGGTTAATCACTACAAAACCGTTAAAATTACTGAAAAAGGTCATTACAAGAATCAGCGTTATAGTACCTCGGTCGTTGAAACTTACAAGAGAGGTCCTAAAAAAGGGCAGAAACATGTAGTCCACCATTGGGCTTATCGAAAAGTATGGGTTAAACCAAAAACTACAAATAAAAGGGTTAAAAGCCGTGATAATAAGACTTATTTTGCTAACCGAGTTTACCGAAAAGGCACGACTTATAAGCAAGTAATCGAGGGGATAGCGGAACAAGCCGGTATCAAAATAGCCAAAATTGATTTGGCAAAAAATGAAGGAATAAAAAAATCCTTCACCGCTAAAGGCAAACCGCTAACTTTGATTAAAAACTTTGTTAAGCTGGCTAAGTCCGAAATGTTTTACGAACGTGGCAAGCTCGTAATCGTTAATCCTAACAGCAAGAAAAATACATGGTTTGTGATTGATGATAAAGACTTAATTCAAGTCCCATCGCAAAACGATGACGATAAGAACGGGGTAACTTGGCAAATTGTTACGCCTTTAGTCCCAGAAATTACCGTTAATACTGGTATCATCATGAATTCTAAGTTTTTAAAGGGTAAATTTGTCGTTAAGAATGGACAGCATAGTTTTGATGGCGAAAGTCCACAAACTCAATGCACCATTGCGGCGGTTACAAAAGCTAAGGCTGGTCATAAAACAAAATCTAAAAGTAAAGGCAAGAAAAAAGGTAAATCTAAAAAATAAGGAGATGACAGTATGAAACAAAAAAATAGGGTTCCAATTCGATGGTATGAAAACATTAGTAAGGTGAAAAACCGATTCAGCAGAAGTCTTGAATCTGCTTTTTTAGCTAAAGTTTTAACTTACGACAAGAAAAAACACATTGCAGATATTCAACCGCTGGCGAATTGGATCGATGGCACTAAATCGGCTCAGTACTTAGATGTTCCGGTTGCTGAATCTTGTTATAAGCTTGATGAACAGCTAGATAAATTTAAGCCGGATTTTAAAGCCATTGATAGTAGCCCGGAAGTTAACTCACATTTTTTAGAACATTATCCGAAAAAGAAATCTATGAGAGTTGGCGCCGTAGTGATAGCCGTTACTATGGACCGTGACATTGATAACTGGGACGGCACGGGGAATACCTTTACGCCAAATACCAGCAGAATGCATGATGCAAACGACTCAATTATCGTTTCTGTTTATAAGGGTGACGACGATGGCTAGAGATTTATTTATGAGTGATAATCATGATCTAGTCATTGACCCGATTACCCACGATTTAGAAATGACCAGTGGTCTTGACGAAATAGCACAAAGAATTAAAGCAACGCTAGAAATTCGATACGGTGAAATGCAACGGCTAGACCCCGAAATGGGGGCAGACTATAGCAGCTTTTTAGGTAAAAACTTCAATAAACAAGCGGCGGAGAATGATATGCGAGCGGCTATTGAAGCAAATGTTCCGGAAGTTGAAACCGTTGATAATATCGAATTTATCAAGAAGCCTGAAAGAAAAATGCAGATTAATTTTAGAGCCACCGCAAATATTGGTGAAGTAGAGGGGGGGTTACAAGTTGACAACTGATTTTGGTTTAAAAGAAACAGGCTATATTGCCCCAAGTTTTGCGGAAATCTTAGACGGTGTTGAAGACGATTACCGAACTAGATTAGGGGATGATATTGCACTAACAAGTAATGCTTATCTAGGAATTTTTGCCCGTTTAATGAGTGATGCGTCTTATGATTTAATTCAGCAACAGGAACAAATTTACTATTCTGGATTCTATTCAACCGCTGTAAATTCAGCATTAGACCGATTAGCGGGCAATATCAGTTTGACCCGTAAAGTTGACGCTCCATCTCATGCGGAAGTAGTAATAACGACTGAAGGCGAATATTTAATTCAAGCTGGCGAAAAGTTCGAAACAGAAGACGGCTTGGTATTTGATTTAACAGAAGACGTTATCACTTCAAAACAAAGCAACGGGGCTTTTCAAGGAACTGGAAATGTTGAATGTGAAGAAACTGGTGAATTTACTAATGTATCAGCCAACACAATTACTTTGTTTGCCAACCCAGATGAAGACTTTATTTCCGTAACCAATCCACGATCTGCAGGCGGTGGGCAAGATTATGAAGACGATGAAACCTTTAGAAAACGTTTAATTATGGAAAATGCCGCCCGTCCTGGTCCTACAGAACCAGGTATTAAATCGGCGTTAATGAATTTAAACGGTGTTAAGCAAGTTGGCTTCGTTGACAACGACAAGTATAAGACGGATGAATACGGTAATCCCGAATGTTCAGTTCACATTTATGTTTTAGGCGGTAACGATGATGAAATTGCTAAAACCTTAATTGATAAATGCGCGGCTGGTATCACTTTAGCGGGTTCAATTGTTAAAGAAGCTCCGGACGCAACAGGAAAGGTTAAAGAAGTTAAATTTAACCACGCTCAACAACATAACATTTACGTAAAGGTCGATGTTTCAATTAATGACGACTGGAACAGTGATGCGGGGGTTGATGACATCAAGCAAGCTATTTGCGACGAAATTAATTCCCTTGAAATGGGGCAAAGGGTCAATTTTACCCGTCTTTATTCTGTTACCTATGACGTTAACGGTGTTGATGATGCAACCATTGTAATTGGTAGTACTAAAGATAAATTAGCAGACCAAAATATTTTAATTGGTCGTTCCGAATTTGCTCATTGTGACCCTGAAAATGTGGAGGTTGATTTAATTGGCTTATGAGACAACAGATCAGCTGATCGCGGAAGTAGCCGACCACTGGAACAAGAAAAAAGATACCGTTTTTTACCAGCTGCTAGACAGTTATAATTCACTGCTTGAAAAGATCAGTGATGAAAACGAAAAAATTGCAGACTGGCGAAGCATTGACAAGGCAAAAGGCACAACACTTGATTTAATCGGGCAAGATTACAAAGCTTATAGAATTAGTGATGATGATGAAACATTCCGTTTCATCATTTTTTTACACATTTTAATTTCTAGGGCTCAAGGCACAATACCATCAATGGTTAAAATTCTGGGAACTGCCCTAGATGCAAAGCCGGAACAATTTAAAGTCTATAAAACCGGCCTTCGTCATGTTGGTATCGAAATACCGTGGGACAATGTGCAAACACTTCAAATGCAAAAATTTATCATAAAGAACATTCAAAATCTATTGGCAATGGGTTACTGGATTGATGAGATTGTTTTTTATGTAAATGTTACAACTACCGAGTACATTGGTGCCGCTTCAATTGATGAAACGGATTTAAACATTGATGTTGGTTCCAGCTGGTGGACTGGCTGGGAAGAGTCGCAACAGAACACAGAATATATTGCTACCGCTGTAACAGCGGAAGACGTAAATATGCATCAGGTAACAACTACGTGGTGGACAGGTTGGCAAGACCAACAACCATGTGAATCTTACATTGGTGCAAAACCATTGGTTATCGTTTCTTACAAAATGATAGCTAATTAGAAAGGAAACTATGGATACAACGACTAGTAAAAAAATGAATCAGGCGCTAGTTACAGATATAGGGCGTAATTTGTTTTCAAAACTCGGATCGGGTAAAGGCGAAATCCTTTATACCAAAGCCGCACTTTATACGCAAGATTTAAGCGGAATGACCGATGAACAAATTAGGGCTTTGACCTCTTTAGCTGGCGAAAAGATGACAACCGGCATTAAGGTGGCTGACATCTCACCGGTTGATAAAGAAACTAAACAAGTAGACATCGAATTTGCATTTTCAAATCACGATTTAAATGAGGATATCAATTTTAAGTCGATTGGGCTTTACGCAACCATTGATGGCGGCAAAGAAGAAATTTTAGTCGCAATTATTCCAGCTATTGGTACTGCAACACTTGGAGCAGGTTCGCCAGATCACACATCAACACAGCTAATCAAGCTTGGCGTTGCGTTTAAACTCGGCGCAGCTGCCAAAATTAACATCAGTGTAAAGCAAATTGGCGTAGTTTATGATGAAGATTTAGACGCAGCTATTTTGAAGCTTAAAGCGGAGTATGACCCAAAAATTGCAGAAGCGGGCAAGGTTAAGGGTGCAAAGATCAACGACGGAGCGGTTGTTGAACCCGACAAGGACGGCATTCTTGACTTGATCGTTGACAGTGACCGCATTAAGGATTTTCCGGCAGATTTAAAAGACCTCAATGACCTGCCAAGCGGGACATATCGGACTTCCCAAAGTGCTGCTAGCTTTGCCAATTACCCTAAAATGCAAGATGGAACTAATATCCCAATAGTCTGGAAATGCGCACTAATCAAAGTAGTCAAGGATGCTAATGTTGGATACCAGCTTATAGTGTCCAGCCAACAAAAATATGCAATCCGCTATTTTAGTAATAATCATTGGGGATATTGGTTTCAGCTTCCGACATTATCTAATAATGACATCATCAAATTAATTGACTCCAAGGTTGACGGACTAAACATCGGCAATTACGCCACTAAGACGGACTTAACTAGTGTTTCTAACTCAGCAGTCAAAAAGGTTAATGGCTTAACCCCTGACGGAAGCGGCAACGTAAACGTTACCTCAACCGTTGCCCGCGGCTTTGATGCTAACGCAAACGCTACAACTAAGATGACGGAAGAAAACCTGCACGGCGGCAATCAGATCTTGATGGACCAGAATGCAGGTCAAGACATCGTTAACTGGGCAAAAGGTCAATTTAACACACTGAACGGGAATATCAATAAGCTCAACGCTAAAACTGAAATTCCCGGTGTTGCCAATGCAAATGATTTAGTTGGTGACGCTTCTTCAATCAGTACTTACAAATTAAGTAACTCTGGCAATCTTAATGTGCCGGATTTCTACCCAGATAAGCGTGGCACGCTAATCAACATTAATTATGATGGAAACGCTAAAACTCAAATTTGGATTCCAGTAGGTAATTCAGGTGGCGACTCAATTGCTTTGAGGTACTGGGAAGGCAATAACTATCCTAAATGGAAAAAACTTGCAACCGTTCAGGATACAACCAACTTGCAAAACCAGATCAACGACTTGAAAAAGTCAAATGCTGATTTGATCGGCACTGTTAACTGGTTGAAGGATAATGCCGCAATTGCTAGAAGATTCCCAGCTAGTCAAGAAGCGCAAGCTCAACAATGGGAAAATGATCATCCAAACTACTTTGCATTGATCGAAAAAATAGATAGAAAGAAGGTGAAAGCATGCTAGACCACATGATCTTTGACAGACTGAAATGGTTCAACATCAGTGACAATACTGATAGCGTGACCGCAAACGGCAAGAATTGGGAAGCTATTCCTAAACAAGTAGTCTTACCACAAGGGGCAAAAATTGCGACTTTTTCTGGTGATGGTTCTGCTTCTGCACCCGATGCCATAATTATGCTAAATTCTGACACTACTGCGAATGTCATTGGTAAAATTACGGACTGTTACGCAGTTACTGGTGTTTTTAATGGAACGGGTCAAAGCACAGAAAATAACGCTACATTAAACTTGAGCTTTGATGAAGAATACATTTTTGACGATCATAGATATGAAGTTAATTTTGTGTCATTCGGTCTTATTCGTGAATCAGATGTTAAAAGTACAAAATGGGGGGGTAAAAACCTTCTACATACTGTTGCATCAATGGTTGAACGTGCTTTCTCTTCAATTAGGAAAGGAGCGAAAACATGCTAGATCATATGCTGTTTAATAGGTTGAAGTGGTTCAACATTAAAGACGATGCTGAAAGCATAGAGATAGATGGTAAAACTTGGCAAGCATTTCCAAAAAACGTTAAAATTAATGACACTGCTACTGCCTTGCCAATTGGAAATATAGGTCACGGCACCTACGGCGTCATAGGAGTTTCAATTTCAAATTATGGAAAAATTTATATCATCCGAACTGATGCAGGTCCCATTGCAATTAAATCTGATGCCGTAATATCTGAAAACTGGGGGGGAATACCTCACTTATACGCTTGTATCAACGGCTTAGGTCACTTTTCTACCCACGTAGGGAGGTGGCTTAAATGCTAGATCACATGATTTTTAACAAATTAAAATGGTGGGACTCCACGAACCGCCCACTGATCGGTAAAAGAATCACTGCGTCGCTTGATACTTACCACACGGTTAAAGCGGGATTTAACTTTACTGCTGCGGATTATAGCAATGTGCCGGCTAAAACCAAGGTAGAAAATGCCTTAATTGTAGCAGCTTATAAATTTAATGGGTCAGCTGGTAATGCGCCAAGCGGCACATATATTTTGACTGATCAAGATAATTCTAAATGGTTAAAACTTGATGGCTCGGAAAAATTAGGGGGGGTAATTAGCCCTCTAACTAACTTGCGTCAAGCGTTTAGGGCTACTGCTAGAAAGGTGGTGGCTCTATGATTGAAAAGATGATCTTCAATAAAAATGATTATCTTATGTTCCCTAAAAAGGTCAAAATTCCCCAAGGAGCTCAAATAAGTACCATTTTTACGGATTTTCCAAATACTACTTACTGTTCAATGAACGCAGATCTGGAACTGGACGTATGCGCTTCTTCGAAAAACGGCTATCTAGTTGGCAGAAATAGGGATTTGCCAATTATCAGTGAGAGAGATAGTAGCACCGTCTATGGTCCTGTATGGGTTCGAAAATCGGACTGTACGGAAATCTTAGGGGGGGTAATTAGCCCGTTAATCCACCTATACCAAGTACTTAGAGCCGCCACCAGAAAGGCGGTGGCTGTATGCTAGATCACATGAAGTTTAACCAAGAAAATTATTATCCAATTAGTAGCAGTGATGTAACAGTCAATGCTAATGGCAAGACTTATCGTGAATACAAATATCAGACAATTACTAAAACTTTATCAGGTAATGCTTTACAAGTTATATCTAACCACACTAATGATTTCTATGTAGCTGATATTTCTGCCTTAGATATGAATCGAAAAACTAGATTTACTTTTAGTAACGGTGATAGCTTTATTATGACTAATTATTTGATTTATACCAACGCTGGAAATAATGATTGTGGGGATAATGTGACTAAAAATAATTATCAAATCCGATTCTATCCATGGAAAAATGTAATTGAAGCATATTACTATAATGGCACTGACGATGTAAGTCAACTGGACTGGGTAAAAATAGAAATAAACGTAGATTAGCACTCAAACGAGTGCTTTTTTTATGCAAAAAATAACCTTGCTCACGGGGCGTTCCCGTGGGCTTTTTATATAGAAAGGAGCCAATAAAATGGCTGACGAAAATACACAAGTTGCACCAGTAGCGGGCGCCGAAACAAACGCTACACAAGATCAAAACAGTGTTGCTGAACAAGAACAGGCTTTAAAGGCAAAGTTCCCAACCCTTACAGGCTTTGTCTACTTGTCAGATCCTGACAATGCGGATCCTGTTTGGCATCACAAAGTAATCCCAGTTTTTGGCGATGAAGCAAGTGTGGCGCTCCCATGGCAAGTCCACGCTGAAAGACCATCTGACAGCTTTAAAGACCCAGTTTGGACAGTGGGCGCCACTGATTGGAGCGAGAACGACAAGAACAATCAAGCCGTTATCTTGCAAGAAACTACACAAAAGCTGGCTGAATTGGACAAGAAGAGTGCTGAACTCGACAAAGCCAACGATAAGGTAGACCAAGCATTAAGAGATATGCAAGAAGTTCAAGCTCAATCATCTAAGCAAAACTTAGCTTTGATGAAGAGCTTTACTGAACAAACTCAAAACACTAATCAAATTCTTGGTGCTATGCAAAAGACCTTAGCAATGGTAACCAAGGCAGTTGGCGCAAATGCTAATAACGCTACACCAGCTAACCCAACAACTGATACTAAGCCAGCAGACCAAGCAACTGATAAGCAATAGTTAAGGAGGACATAAATCATGACTTTAATGGAACAAATTCAAGCAAACTTTTTAGAGATGTATCGTATGGACTGGGAATTCGGCATCTATGACAAGAACGGTATGAAGGACCTAGTAGTACAAGGTTTCTTATCAGCTGAAAATTACCAAAAGATTGTAGGCGAAGCTTATGCGCCAACTACTGCAACGCCTCAACAATAACTCACTTTACGTGATCATTAGTCTGCTGATTTTCGGTAAAGGTTTGGGCTTTTACCTTAACCGCAGATTTTTCTTTTATCCACCACAACTAGCGTGGATGATGAACAACGTTTACTTAGATTGTTCAATGATGATTGTAGGCATTGCGTTGCTGGTTTACACCTGTTCACGGTACAACAACAATAAGCTTCTAGGGGTGTTGTTGGCACTTGTCGTGGTGCTGCTAGCAATAATTTCATCAATCGAAATTGAACACGTGATTTTTGCCCATGAAATGGAGTTTGTCCAGAACGCTTTGTCAAATACGGCGGTTATAGCCTTTATTATCTGGACAGCAAGGCATTATTCAAAGCGTTAGGGGTGATATAGTGCATGTCGACCTAAACAGCATTATATCGGCTTTGTCCGCTTTGCTTTTAGGCTACTTTACCTTTAAGCAAAACGGTAAGAAAAGTGATATGGATAGCGTGGAGAATAACCGAGATTACATTGTTGAACAGAATAAGCGCTTAAACGCGGAAAACAAAAAACTACTCAATGAAAATGAAAAACTCAGAAAGGAGTTAAGTGAAAATGAAGCCAAACACTAGAATTTTAGATTACGTTACCTTGGTGCAAGACGGTGTTTTAACCGTTGACGATGCACCACAAGACATCAAGGCAGAGGTTACCAAGTGGGTTCGCTACTTTGCAGGAATCAAAGACGATTCAATGGTCAAGGATCCTGAAAGCACTACACCAGCACCACAAGTAGAAAATAAGCCAGATACTACTTCTTTTTTAACTAAGAAGGTGACTGACTAATGAATTTAAGCCAACTTAATGAATATCTTTTTGTGGGATTTCTTGCCTTTGTCGCTGTATGTCAAGGTGTTTCTACTGGTATTGATTTCTTTGCGTCTAAGTCAAAGAAGCCTTTACCAAAGGAAGTTATGACCATTGACCAGATTGCCAAGTTCGTAGTAAGTGAAGCCGCTACGCTCGACATTTCAGGTGCTGAAAAGAAAGCTAAGGCGGTTGAAGCTTTGCTGAACCAAGCACAAAAGGAAAACAAGCCCCTTACCGAATCCGTAGCTAAGGGAGCTGTCCAACACGCATATGACCAAATGCAAGCTGATCAAGAAAAGGCTACACAAGATGAAGATGACAATGCTCAACCAATTGGTTTTGTAAGCGGTGATGATTCTGATGACAAAGACTAGATATAAGACGTACAACGAGTACGTTTTTGAATCTTTTGGAAAATCGTTTGAAAACCAAACGATTGCCAAAAGAAACCAAATGAAAGGCGGTGAAAAAGATGTCAAACTTAACCGTATCAAAAAGAAGTTTGGGTGCTGATGTCGCAAGCTACCAATCAGAAAACGTAAGCTACGCCGGCATTAAATTTGCATTGATTAAGCTTACACAGGGCACTGGCTATATCAACCCAAAGGCAAAAGCTCAAATCAAGAGTTCACTTGCTCATGGGCTTTTAACCGGCGGCTACTTTTATGCTACACACTCTGGCTCTGTATTAAAAGCACGGGCAGAAGCTAAGTACGCTGTTGAAAAGGCGAAGGCCTACGGCATCCCTCTTGGTTCGTATCTTGCGGACGACTGGGAGCAGGGCAGTGGCAACGACGTCAACGGCGCTGTTGGTTCAAACACTGATGCTGTCATAGCAGCTATGCAAGTGATCAAAGAAGCAGGATATAAGCCGCTAGTATATGCTGGTGCTTATGTATTGCGTAACCGTCTCAACACAGCTCGAATTGTAAAGTCATTCGGAACTTGTTTATGGGTAGCTTCATATAAAGTCATGGGTCGTCAAGATTCCGCTGACTTTAATTACTTCCCATCAATGGACGGTGTTGCAATCTGGCAATTTACCGATAACTATAAGGGGTATAACGTTGACGGTAATATCTGCTTGATCGATTTAAAGGCTAATTCAGGTAGTTCTAAGCCAAAATCAACGAACAAGAGCGTAGAATCGCTCTCTCTGCATCCCGTTGTAAAGTGGAATATCGGTGCTGTCGCAGTAGTATCCAATTCAAAGGGAGCATACGTTTACACAAGCTCCAAACTGGACAAGCGGGAAAGCGACAAGCTAAAACCGTGTGGTTCCATGTGGCAGGTGTTCGGATTGGAAAACGGTGCCGTAAAAGTTGGCAAAAATCAGTTTTTCGATGGTCGTGCCGTTTATGTGAAGGCTAACCCTATCGCATATAACGACAGCAAACATGCAGTAGCTAAGGTTGTTTTACCTCATACTCATGCGCTAGACGCTCCAAAGGCTGACGCAGGCAAGGTTTACGGCTTGGAGCTTAACTCAAAAGTCGAGATCCAGGGAAGAGTCGGACGCTTTTTAAAGATTAAAGAGCTACACAAAGGCAAGCAGGTATATGTGACGGGCAACCGTGCGTATATCGTGCTGTAAACTTTACAAAGATGGATAGATAGCCATAATGAGCTATAATTTATCCGTAATTTTATCCATAATAAAAAAGAAAAGGAGTTGTAAAAGCTCCAAATGTCGTGCATAAAGCCACCTCGGGGGATTGTTCCTCTGGGGTGGCTTTTTTGCGTTATATTTTAATTTTTATTGCAAATGTAGATACAAAAGTATTTACTAAATAAAAAGGTTTAATTAAGACTTGTAAGGAGATTTATAACAATGTGCAATGTGGAATTGAAACAATGGGGCAATTCACTAGCCGTACGACTGCCTAAAACTATTTTAAGCAAAGCCGGCATC